GTACCTTGCGCACCAGCGCCAGTTGCACCTTGGAAACCGGTAAGGCCTTGAATACCACTAAAGCCCTGAAGACCTATAAGTCCTTGTAGTCCTTGAGAGCCAGTTGATCCTTGAAAGCCAATAAATCCTTGAATACCATTTACGCCTTGTAGACCAATAAGACCTTGAAGCCCTTGAATACCCTGAGCGCCTTGTGCGCCAACAGAGCCCTGCACTCCTTGCAAACCCTGAGTGCCTTGAATACCCTGCGCACCAGTCGTACCTTGATTACCGTAGTGTCCTTGAACACCTTGTATACCTTGAAGTCCTTGAACTCCTTGAGGGCCTTGCAAACCTTGAACACCTTGTGCGCCAATAGAACCTTGAGAACCAGTAGTTCCTTGATTACCATAATTACCTTGTACGCCCTGTGTACCTTGAGCGCCAATTGTTCCTTGTAAACCAACTGAGCCTTGTAAGCCTACGCTACCTTGTAGACCAGTTGCTCCCTGTAAACCAGTTTGTCCCTGTAGACCTTGCACACCTTGACCAGCAAACTGACCAGCAAGACCTTGAACGCCTTGTGTACCTTGATGACCATCTGCACCAATGTAACCAGAAGATCCTTGAACACCAAGAGGGCCTTGTGCACCTGTAAAACCTTGAACACCGATCTGCCCAACGTGTCCTTGTAAACCATAAGCGCCCTGTACGCCTTGAATACCTTGTACGCCTTGCGCACCTGTTCCCTGTGAACCACCGCTACCAGAACCAGCGGGTCCTTGAATACCTTGAATACCTTGTACGCCTTGACCAGGATTTTGTGGAACAACTGTAATAGCTACTGGTGGTTGAGGCACCACTATAATTGGGCAAGTACACGGCCAGTTACCGCAAGTATTACAAGTATTCAAGTCCTACCAACTTCCGTAGGTGCCGACGTCAAGGCTTACAGCCTGAGTCGTAAATACTTGTCCTTTGACGTAAGTTGTAACCTGAGTATCGTCTGTCTTTAATGTAGCTGTTAGATCCCAGAAAGCGCGAGTTGGCAGATACTCTGTGTCCTTAGGTTGTAATGTAAGGACTACCTTGCTAAGCGTTGACGAATGAGAGGTTACTGTTATACCAAAGTTTGCGTATAAAGATGGAGAGTTCGGGTAGGTTCTGATTTGAGCAGCCCAAGCGTAAAGCGAGGCGTCAAATGGGAAGTCAAACTCAACAGAGAAGTTATTGCCCTGGTAAAGAATAATATCGTAGTTCTGTGCGTTGGTTGGCATAGGGCTACGTCCAGTAAGATTGTTAGCAATGTAGACGCGCTCAGGCTTACGGGCGTCATCTACCTCTTGACCAATGTAGATTGGGACGTACTTGTTAGTCGTACGAGATGTGCGGATGAGTGTGCCCATCTCAATCTTCCATAGACCAACATTGAGCTGTGAGCATAGGGCTTTATATTGTTCCCAACGCTGCTGGATAATAGCTGAGAGCTGTTGATAACGCTGAGCTCTTGGGATCATAACCCCATCAGGGGCGGTGATGTTGATATCAAAGGCTGCGTCTGTAGCAAGTGCCCAGAGCGCCTCAATGGTTGCCAAGATAGCGATTGGGTAAGTCTCAACTGGGGAGATGCTAGCAAGGGTAACTTGAGTACCGTAGGCATCAACGCGGTTGTATGTGTGCTCTGTTACAGCGTCATTAATAAAGACGCAGAGCTCTGAGTCTAAGAAGTAGCGATCTTGAACGCCTTGAATAAGGATGGTGGCGTTTGCTGCAGGGGCGTTGGCAAAGGTGATAATGCCCGTATCTTGCTCAACTGTGTACCCGTATGGGTAGCCAATAGGGTTACCGTTCTCAGTAACTGTAAGGTTTACAATCTCAATAGGCTTAATGCCGGTAGGAAAGACTGTTGTTACGCCATCGCCTGTGGCTGTGAAGGTGAAGTTCTTTTGAATATCTCCGAGGTCTAAACGGACCCTAGAGAGTATGTCAGATAATAAAGCCACCAAAACTCCCTACACTCGTTATAACCAATGATGTCGTAGAACCGATAAAAAATCTCTACATACGAAAAGAGCGCCTCAAAAAAGAGGCGCCCACTTCGCTAAGTATGCCTTAGATAACGCCGGCCAGATAACCTTTTTCCTTAAGGTGCTGCGCTACTTGCTTTGTAACCTTGTACTTAACTCCAGCCTTGAAGCTGTAGTTATTACCCTTACCTAGAGTCATGTTCTCGAGGTCTTGAACAACACGAATCTCAACAGATGAATCGTCTGTGCTTCCAATAGTCACAGGGTCATCAACAATAACGGTTTGACGGGAAGGCTTAGTAGCATCAATAACTTCGGTCTCTAGTTTAACCTGGGCTTGAGCTGTTGCCATAGACATTTCAGCTGCGCGGTCGTTCATATCAGCGGCTGCTTGTTCTGCAAGCTGCTCACGTACACGACCGGTTACATCAGTGGGCTTTGATTTAGCCATTATATTCTCCTAATTAGTATCTCAATGAAAATGGTGGGGGCCCGTTAAGGCCCCCACTTTAAGCTATTTAGTTGTAATTAGTTGGTCTCGATGATAACAACAGACTGGTCAGTGATGAGGCCAAGTCCAAAGATTGAGTACCAAGCAAGTGCATGCTCACGACCGAAGTCAAGAATACCGCCATCGCGGAGTTCGACTGGGAGTGAGATAGCGTGACCGAATGCGTTATCACCGATCATGATAGCTGCATAACGATCTGATCCACCGTTACCTGTGAGAGTAGCAGGGGTTGTGTATCCTCCGCCAGGTGTGACAACTGGGTTAGCAACAGCTGTATCAGTTGTGTATGAAGAACCTGCGCCACCAACAACCTTAAGGACCTGGGTGGTTTCGATGAATACTACGTCGTAGAGACGACCGATTTCACCGAGCATGAAGTTACCTGGAGCTGCGTACTTAGTGACTTCGATGAACTCAGGGTTGTCACGAAGAGTACGGCTCTGGTGTGGGTGAACGAAGCAGACATAGGTCTCGCCCAACCGTGGGATGTTCTTTGTTGCCAAGGTCTCAACTGTGTCCTTGATAACGTGTGGTGTGAGGTAAGCAGCACCTGTCATTGCTGCGCGATTTGCAGCAAAGGTTCCATAACCGTACCAGTTGTTAACAGCTGATGAGACTGATGAGCGATCTTCACCGTAAAGGGTTGAAGAAGCTGCGTAGAGTGTGTCGCGTGAGAGCTGATCTAGGTAGATAGCCATGTTACGACCGAGAAGACGTGAGGCTGAAGCCATTACGTCATCGAATGAAGCATTGAGCAAGAGCTCAGATACTGCAAGAGCATAACCATGCTCAGTTACAGTGATTGAGAACTGCTGTGCTGTGAGAGCGTTAGTCTGCATACGGACACCTTCAACAAGAGGTGAAGCGAATCCGAGGTTGTTGTAACGCATGAAGTTGATCTGTAGACCAGGTGCAACACCGAGTTCAGTCTTCTTGACTGCAAACTGCTCGAAGCGAAGGATAGGCATAGCCTGGAACAAGATTTCCTTGGACCAGATAGTCTGAATCGCCTGAGTGAGCTGGGTGTTGGTACCTGAGTACGCTGTAGGGGCTGCGGCAAGATTGCCTGTACCTGTGATACCTGATGCCATTTGGCTTTGACTCCTTGATAGTAGTTTTTAATAGATTAAGTGTTAGCCCAATATTCCGCTGGTCTTACCAAGAGCGCGATTGCTCAAGATCTGAGTGCGGACTTTTGCGTATTCATTCATCGGCATTGACGCAATATCTGCGGCAGTAAACTGACGTGGTTCCGAATTAGTTTCCAGTGGTCCAACGCCTGGCAAGGTCGCCCTTACGCCCGGCATATCTCTGCGCTGCTGCTGAATAGCAGACTGTGCAGATTCGAGAATACTGTTAGATCGCTCAACCAAGCCTGAAATGCTCTCGTTGATCTCTTCCGGGGTATTGCCCTGGACGTAATCAATGAGTTGAGGGATGATATTGTCGCGGTTCTGTTCAACAGCTTGTTGACGGTATGCTTGCAGTTCTGCAAACTTTCTTTCCTGCTCCAGAAGAGCGAAGGCCGCTTCGCGTTCTTGACGCTCACGTGCCAACTGCTCTCGCAACTCATCAGCTGTAGCTTTTGCAAAGTCCTTGGCGTCCAAGTTTTCTTCAAGCTTAGCTTTTTCTTCAGCTGCTTTGGCTTCCGCCTCTGCTGCCTTGCGAGCTGCTTTTTCTTCCCGCTCCTTCTTGAGAAGTGAAACTTCTTCCTTCAATCGATCGATCTCTGGGTAAAGCTTTTCTTTCTCTTGTGAACGAACCTTTGCAAGATCCTCTTCGGTATAAAACTTCTGAGTAGGTTCGGTCTTTCCAGAGGTAACAGTAGGCGCGTCAACGCCCGACACATTTACTACTGGAGCGGTATTTGCTTCTGCTTCAAAAGCAGTAGCCATTTGTTCTGCAGTTTCTGACATGCGTTTATCCTTTTATCCTAGGGGTCGTTCTCCGATGTGGGGGCACAAATGACCTAACGTGGTATTACAGTATTTATTTTGACAATAGATGTCCTAATTGTCTGTATAAATTACTTTATTTTTCGTAACCGTCTGGGACTCTGCGCTGTGGCAATTGAGTACCGTAGGCTTCCGTTACTAGCCGAGTGCGTACCTTCTCATCACCCATTTGGGCGGCGATAGTTGCATCATCTAGTAATACTGGCTCTGTTGGGGCCGCAGGTGCTTCTGCGCTTGGAGCGCCTGGTGCAGAGGAACCACCAGGGCCTGTTTGTT